TCAGGAACTTAGATAAAAATAAATTTAAGGAACTCTTGAAAACGCAGATAAACGCAACTATATACTTGACACAGGGAGATTCCTGTGCTAATATACATCAATAATACAACGCTATACAACGCAATATAAGGAAACATACAATGTCAAATTTCGCATCCCTCAAGAAGTCTTCTGCTGATATCGGCCGTCTTACCAAGGAAATCGAGAAGTTGAACGCACCCGCTGAAAGCGGTGGCAAGGACGACAATCGTTTCTGGCAGCCTGAAGTAGACAAGGCAGGCAATGGCTATGCAGTCATTCGCTTCCTTCCTGCTCCTGCTGTTGACGGTGATGATGCCCTTCCGTGGGTACGCATCTTCAATCACGGCTTCAAGGGTCCGTCGGGTAAGTGGTACATCGAAAACTCTCTGACTACGATTGGTCAGAAGGATCCTGTGTCTGAGTATAACTCTCAGCTTTGGAATGCTACCAGCGATGAGAACTCGCCGCAGCGTAAGCAGGCCCGCGAACAGAAGCGCCGCTTGACTTACATCGCCAATATCTTGGTCGTTACTGATCCGAAGAACCCTGCTAACGAGGGTCAGGTCAAGCTGTTCAAGTTCGGTAAGAAGATTTTCGATAAGATCACTCTTGCCATGAACCCGCAGTATCAGGACGAGAAGCCGATGAACCCGTTCGACCTGTGGAACGGTGCTAACTTCAAGATCAAGATCCGTCAGGTCGAAGGCTATCGTAACTATGACCTGTCCTCGTTTGACAATCCGTCGCCTCTCAGCGATGATGACGCGATGCTTGAGAAGATTTGGAAGTCGGAGTATTCTCTCAAGGAGTTTACTGATCCGAAGAACTTCAAGTCTTATGACGAGTTGAAGCGTAAGCTGAACGATGTGCTTGGTATCTCTGGAATGGATGTAAGCGGGGTTGATGTCAAGGTAAACGAAACTGTTACTAAGACATATACCAAGTCGGACGAACCTTCGTTTGAAGCATCGAAGCCACGCAAGTCTGTTGAAGACACTCCGCCGTGGACTGATAGTGAAGATGAAGACCTTGACTACTTCAAGTCACTGGCCGACTAAAAGCGAAAGGGGAGCGTTTCTGCTCCCCTTTTTTATACGTTAGACCAAGGAACTCCGCGAGAGTTATATCTGTTTCCAGATTCGACAACTCGACCCATTGATCTGTCAAATGATGGAGAAGGTTCAAAACTGTTATCGGCAGTTAATCTCATAGGATCTAGATTATTAACCGCTGACGCAACTTGTCTTGATCTTGTAGGATCAACTTGAGGTCCATTCTGAGGCATAGACTGAGCGTTAGGATTAGACATGTTCATATTCATCTTAGGTAATATTTGAGAAGCATTCAATCTGGCTTCAGAAGTAACAGCGACCTTGTTATCTTTAGTAATGCCTACAGCTTCACCTGTTCCAACGTTGCCTATTGTTTGACCAGTCTTGTTATCAACCATCTTCACTTCTTCTGCATATCCTGCATTTGCTGTGCCAGTCTCATAATTGTTGACAGCGTTTAGTTCTGAAGGTGTATCAGCAGGTGTTGCTTCAGTTACAGGTTCTGCTGTTGGTGCCATTTGTTGCTGTTCAGGTGGTAATACATCTGATTTTGGAACTATGTCTAATACATTCTGAGCATCACTAGTTTGTTTTTCATCTACAGGAATTTTGTTTTTTCCTTCTCTCATATCATTTATATTTTTAGATATTTCATTCCAATTTTCGATGAATGGTTGTGTCATAACTACGCCTTCTGGCGTGTTTTTGGGTCCTAATGTTGCTCGACCTTCGTCTGGCTGTATTGAACCGTGAGCTACAGGAGCATTTGATAAGACTTCTCCTTTTTCATTAGTGTATGTTGTCGGTATATTATTCTGTAGATAAATTTGAGGTGTTAGTTTCTGCGCGGCCAGCATTTGTTCTTCTGTCGGTTTACCACCACCAGTAATAAATCCAACACCTATTGTGTTTGTATTATCTAGGTCAAGTCTGCCTGTTCTGGCTGGATTACTTGAACCTTTCATCTGATTCATTCTCTTATCTGTAGATTGTAGTTGATATATCTTACCATCTTTAGATATAACATAATGATATCCATATCCGCTAGATCCGCCGCCTCTTGGAGTCTGCTGCGATTTTATTTGATCTTCGATACTTTGTGTTCCAGCAACATGAAATACCACGCCAGAGGCAGGTTTAGCATTTTTTGTTGCTGATTGGCCGTATGCTTTTGGATTATCTATTGTCTCAGATATAGGTATAATTTCACTGCCGGTCATTGTTTGTTGATCAGCAGGAAAAACATCACTAGTGCCCTGAGAAACACCTTGAGCGGATTGTATTTGATTTAGTTCGGCGGGAGTTGGCCCGCGAGAACCAAAATCTTTAGTTATATCATTTATTGTATTATAATATTGATCTCTATATTCATGATGTTTAGCATATTTTGGATCTTCATATCTCCATCTTATATAACCTGTGCCGAGCAAATATGCAGCATTTGCAGGATCAATGTTAGGATTTGAAAGAAATTGTTCAACTTTTTTACTCTTTTCGGTAGTCTGCATTTCTTTCATGTAGAATCTGGCCATGGAATTCATTGTTTCTTGATCAGGAATTAACTCTCCAGACTTACTAAAACGACCTTCGCTCATCAAATGATCTTTTAGTGCCGTTAATCTTGGACCTTGCATAGAGAGCATTCCAAGATTTGTTGCATTATTGTAAGGATCACTGTGCGTGCCAAACATAAATTTTTCTTGAAATCCGTTTTCACGACCAACTTCAGCAACTAGTGATAAAGATTGATTATGGCTAAATCCAGCATTAACAAAAGCATCATATGACATTTTCATTTTTTGATGCGTTGAATCTTTTATTCCTTCAATTCCTGAACCTTTTACATTAGTTTGATCTGGTAAAAGATACCCCAGTCCAGCTTTTTCAGCCGCTCTTTGTTGAGACGGAGTAATAGAAGGTTTAACAGGCGTGGCCGTAACTGAACTTCCAGTGCCAGCAGTATATCCTGTTCCTCCACCAGTACCACCACCAGTAGTGCCGCCACCGCCACCACTCATCGTTGTTCTTGTCACAGCGGTTTCAAATCCAGATATACTTGGAAGACTTTCTTTATAGTAAGAAGGAAATAGAGAAGAGTATTGCGTTGGCGTCAGCATAGAAAGCATATCATTCAGCAAACCACTCTGAGCCAAAGCCGTCCTGTTCATGACAGGAATGCTCATTAGTTTCTTGTAGTCTGTTGTAAGGTTTCTTGTGTCAAATGCCATCTTACTTCTTTGTCCTCTGAGCAGCCTTCATGTCGGCAGCTTTCTGTTCTTCTTCTTTAATATGCGACCTAAGCAGATCCATATAAATCATTTTTTCCCAGGGTATCATATTTTCTAGCTCAGTCAGACTATATTTGTGAAACTGCATCAAAGCAAAATTGACCTTGAAGTAGTTTATCAAATTGTCATGGCTGAGCATTACGTAAAAAAACTGGTAAAATCATCATAAACAATATTATGTTCATGTCCACACTTGCCGCAAGTCTTTTTTGCTCTTATAGCAAATGATGGCATCTTACCAGTAAAGCTCTCAATCTTTCTTACCTGCTCTTCTGTCAGTCCGTCAATAAACTCAACCATCTGTTCTCTAGAGTAATCTTTGGCTGACATGATGTTATTCTTGTTAACAATGGCATCAATACATGCTGCCATGATCTTAGTCTTTTTTTCCAACTCATTATCTTTTTCGTCCAGCATTCTCATAAGTGAATATGGCGGAAACTTCATTCTAAGAGACATGGTATTAGATAACTGAACAACTTTAGGCTTGTCCATATTGTATATCTCAAAGTTGCTTATATTAATGTCAGCTGGGAATATACTTCCGCATGGTTGACCTTCTACCATATTATTGCACTTGAAATTGACTTGTATTGTTTCTCCGAGGGACTTAGCTCTCAGAGCGATAAACAGATAGTCAATATCAAAGAATGGTAGCGCGTTTATCTTCACATCGCCTTCCAGAATGCAATTAGATATAACTTGTAGAGTTGTATTGATAATGGTTACAGGATCTTTAGATTCGGCAGCCATCAACAAAAGCTTCTCTTCTTTGACTAGAAAGGGTCTGATTTTTATTTCTTTACCGTTCGAAGGTAAGGTCAAATCATATATTGGCACATCAATCTTAGGCAATTCCATTTTATATCATCCTTTTTTTATTCTATCAACCCGAAAATCTGCTTGTGTCACGATAAGTTCTGCCCTTGACCAGATCATAGTCTGGTGCATTATAAGGCTTTGGAGTACCATCACGAAGACGATACCACTTGGTATATGTGAATGTAACGCCAAGTCTCAAGAAGTTATCATCTGCCCATGTGACTGGTTGTGGATTAACAAGTATGGGCCAAGCGTCTGCAAGAGTAATTAGATACTCTGCTTTAGGAGCAAGGTTTCTTTCATCTAATCTATTATTATCTGCTTCGCCAAATTGAAATAGCTGTATTTCGCAAGAATATTCACTTCTATATCTGAAATCGAAACTGTTTGTAGGATTAATCATTTCCATCCAGTCATCAAAGAACTGTCTTTCTAATGACTGTGCGCGACAGATAAACGTCAGCGTAATATCTTCATATGCGGTCTGATATGGCAGCTTGAAATTTGGACCATAATATCTTAAATCCACGTTCATGAAGCCGCGACCAGGTATCTCTGCCGCTTCACACAGATATGTCAGATCATTCGTAAAAGTAGAATACCCGTTTATGAGTCTCATGACATTGCCGCCAGGCAATAATATTCTCACAGCAAATCTGCAAGATCGAACAAGACCGCCATAACTATCGGCATATTGCTTGAAATCATTCATTTCAAGATTAGCGGGTTGATTTTGTATTCTAGGCTCTGCCATTTATTTTTGTCCTAAGTTATGAATTTTGTATCCAAACGGCCACTGGCAACTGTGCTGCCATGTCCCATTCATTTGCTGTTACCTCTATAAAAGGACTTCTGACATGAGAGAACAGATATCTCTTGATACATGGGCGCGTAGCCGATGCTAGACTTCTGGTGCTTTGCAGCAAATCGTAGGACAGTCTGAGTTTTGTGGTTTCGTTCATTTTATTATTTGAGCGATATGTCTGAAGCTTGGAAAGAAGAGCCGATCTCTCGCCCATAGAAAGATAATGCAAGTTAATGCCTAAAAATCCATCTGAATATCTCTCAATGGGAAATACTAGTGGAAATTTATCGTATAGAGGCAAAGTCTTCTTGTACTTCGGATCGTAATAGAAGAAATACATCTTGCCAATAACAGTGGTACCGCGTGTGCGATCCTGATTACTGACAATATTCCTTCTGTAACCCGCAGCAGACCGCGCCTTACCTATAAACCAGTTATTTACTTCTTCTGTTGTAGCCATATGTTTATTTATGTAGATTTATCTTGACAACCACTTGACATGACTGTAATATGGCTATGCCAGCGATGATAAGCATTACTTTATCTTTTTACCTTTATTCCAAGGTATTGATCCAAGTTTACTAATAGAGTTTGCTTTTCCTATCTTTCTCTTATGTTCTTCTGATAACTTTCTACCAGAGAGAGCTTTACTGAGCTTTTCTAATGTTTCTGGTTTTTGTTTAGGCAGTTTCTTACCTTTATTCCATGCTGTCTGTAATCCAGTTTTACCCTTGTTCCAAGGTATTCTGTTCAATGATGCGTCTTCAGGTACGTCTTTTGATAACTTACTACAAAACTCTCTAAATTCAATAATAAACGGATCATCTTTATCAAAGAACCAACTCATTTTATTTTTAATTCTTTCTCAGTTATTAATTGAAATGTCCAACTTCTATCGGCGCAATACTCACGGGCAGCAGCCCACTTGGCTTGATTCTTACCCCATGTCATGACTTCAGTGATATACTGCTTGGTTACCTTCTTCTTTTTCTTAGGTTCCATAGTCTCTTTCTTTGGCTTTACTTCCAATATCATTGTCTGAGTATTACCGTTGGGCAATTGTGCCTTAA